GGAATGTTAGCAGGACTTAACCCAGCACAAGGTCTTATTTTTATGTTGCAAGCCCTTGGTGGTAAACTTATCTCTAAGGATTTAGCACAACGTGAATTGCCTTTTGGTGTAAACGTAACACAAGAACAAGAAAAGATTGAAGTAGAAGAAATGCGTAACTCTCTTCTTGCTTCACTTAATGCACTAAGCAGCGCTATTCCTCAAATGGCTACACAGGGACAGGACCCATCAGAAATTATCCAAAAAATTGCTGATGTAATTAAGGCTCGTCAAAAAGGTATTGCAGTTGAAGAAGCAATATCTGAAGTCTTCTCGCCTCAAGAATTACCTCCTGCTGGTGCCCCTATGGTTGAGCAACCGTCCCCCGCTCCCGCTGCGCCAGTAGGAGGCGCTTCTCCAATGGCAGCGCCAACAAGTCCATTACAGAGTCTATTATCTAGTTTGACATCAGGCGGTGCCGCCAGTGCTAGTGCAAGGACAGTTGTAAGAAGATAGTTTAGAAGGGGACCATGACAGCGATAGTTGGCGTACAAGGAAAAGGCTGGGCTGTCTTAGCAGCAGACTCAATGACTACATATACAGACAAGCCTTATGTAGCCAAAGGGTGTGAAAAGATAGTTAAGGTCGGTGAGTATCTAGTTGCAGTAGCAGGTGATGCTATAGCAGGAGATATTCTTAATAACCTATGGCAGCCACCAAAGGTAATTAAAACTCAAGACCCAGATAGATTTATGATGATTAGAGTATTACCATCTATGAAGCAAACCATAATAGATGGCGGATACGACCCAACACCTAAAACAAAGAATGATGATGATTCAGGTTGGGATGCATTAGTTTGTTTTAATGGTAGGTTATATCAAGTTAGTGATGACTATGGATATATGCGAGATGATAAAGGTTTATATGCAATAGGTTCTGGTGGAACCTTAGCCCTTGGTGCACTAGCAGCATTAGAGTCTGAAACTAAGACTCATGCTAAAGCATCTGGGGCTGCAAAGAAAGCAATCAATATAGCAATTCAATATAACGTGTGGTGCGGTGGTACTGCAAATGTTAAAACACAATTTACTAAGTAGGAGGAAGTGTGGCACAAAGAGGTGGATATAGAAAACCGAATAACCCAGCCCCAGTATCAGGCCCTGGCTCTCTTAGTCAGCGTACTGACGGGGGTCCAACACAACCCGCAACCTACATTCCAGGATTACCACAAGGCGAAGGACGAGCAACTTACGACCAACAAGTAGCAGCACCAATGATGGGTGCAGTAAAAATGGAAGACATTGAAGGCGCAGATGTAACCACAGATTTATCTGCACCAACAGAATTTCCTAATGAGCCAATACATCATGGAGCATCATGGGGTGATAGTCCAACTATTAATCCTAATTCTCTTGGTGGTATATCTGGAAGCAATCCAACAAATGTTGTTTATAGAATGATGTCATATGATACATCTGGAAAATTAGAAGCATTATATAACAGATTGAATATGTCTTAATGTCATTTACTTCTCCATCAACACAATTGCCTCCATTAGAGCCAAACCCATTTAATCCAACACTTGCGTCTGCAGAGCCATTGCTATATGCAGCAACAAATGCTGGTTCATGGACACAAGAAGAGGCTGTTGTAGTTACTAATCTTTTAAGTTATTTATCATTAGATAATGAACTTGTTAAAAATAAAGATATAGGAAAAGCAAGAAAGAAATTTAATTCTTTAGATAAAGATACAAAAGAATTTTTAAAATTTTTAAATCCAGAAGCAGATTATCAACAACAACCTAAAAGTATTTTTAAAAAAGTTGTTGAAGCGGGTGTAAGCCAAGTAACTGAACCATTTAGGTCTACATTAGATACTCTTGAAAAATGGGGCAAGGGTGTTAAATCTGTTTATAAACTTGGTGTTGCTGCAGACGAATCAATTAATAAAATTATTACACAGGGTATACCAACTGTTGATAAAAAAACTGGACAACCCCTATCAACATCAGAAGGTTTTAAAAAAGCATTAACTAATAAATCTTGGTCTGATATTTATGAAGGTAAAAATTCATGGCGTGAATCAAGTATTCAAGAACTTGAAAATAAATATGGATATGCTGCATCTTATTTGGCTAGAAAAATAATTGATGGTGTAAAACCAGCAGATATTTTAAGAGAGTATGGTGAAATTGATGCACCATTAACTAAGGCTTTTCAAGATTTTGCATCTAATAGTGATAGTTGGAAAAAACTTTATGCAGAACATAAAGGCCAACAAATTAATCCAGGTAATGATTTAACTAATTTTTTAAATAAAACACTTCCACCTAAAGATTTAGGCACTGTTGGTGATTTTATTAAAAATACAGTTGGTACAATTCCATTTATACCAGTACCAGTTGCAGAACAAAATACTTGGGCAGTTAAAAATATTAACCCATTTACTTTTAGAGAGAATCAATGGGCTTCACCATCTGGTCAAATTAATTTTGCCTATACTATACTTAGTGACCCACTTACTTGGTTAACTGCTGGTTCAAGTAAATCATTAATGGCTGGACAAAAATTAGCACAAGAAGTTTATGCTGGTAGAACAGTTGAATCAGTTACTGAATTATTTAAAAATCCACAATTTAATCAAAAAATATCTAAAGTTGCAGATGAAATTAATCAACTTAGAGCAGCAACTGAAGCAAAAGATTTTGCTCAAGCAGGATTAATTAGAACTCGTATAGCCACATTACATCCAGAATATGATAATGATGGATTAATTAATCATTTAATAACTACTAAAGTTTTAGATGATGATTTAAAAGAAGTTCCAATTACAGACCTTAATACAATGCAAAAGTTTTTTGAGCGTGGAGAAAATGTAGGATTTATTACTGATTTAAAAATTAATGGTATAATTCAACAAAGAGCACACAATATTGCTTTAGAACGTAGAACAAGAGCCTTTACCGATAAGGGAAAAGTATTATTTGATGAGTTGGTAAATGGTATTGATAGTGCTGTTCTTGCTGGAAAAAAACCTATACCAGAAGAAGCAACTAAAACATTAGAAGCATGGGAAAATTTTGTTCTTAAAGATATTGATTTAAATAAACTTGTTCAACCTACTGATGATATTATTAAAACATTAACTTTACACAAAAATAAACTTACTAAATTATACAATAAAACATTTGCAAAGATGCCAGCAAATAGTGTAATTTATCATCAAGATGAATTTGTTTATAAATCAGCAGATACATTTAGACAATTAACAAGATTTTTAATTGGCGATAAATTAGTTGCAAATATGATTACTCAAAGATATTTATCTAGAAGTCCAGAAGAAAGATTACATACTCTTAAAGTAATGTATAATTTTTATCTTGATAAAATTGGCATGGGTTCTACCCCAGATGGTTTAACTGCAAAGCGTGCATATTTAGAAAAAATTTTTGGTTCAGAATTTGGTTTAAGACCAATTATAAATATGACTATTCCAAAACATATGGATAACTCTAGTTTAGGTTCTGTAGATGTTGGACAAACTTTAGCCCCTGCTGCTAGTCAAATTTTTCATACAACTCCAGGTATTTCACAAATTCCATTTGATGATGTTCTTAAACAAACATATGACTTAGATGGTCTTCGTGGTAGTTTACTTAAAAATATAGCAGCATTTCCAACTTATAACTCTGGTATGCGTGCTGTTCAAACTGGTTGGACTGGATTAGTATTGCTTCCTAAAGTTGGAGCAAAAAATGCTTTTGATAATTTTACTATTGGAGTTATGGTACATGGACCAGATGAATTAATTAGTTTTTTTAGTGGTAAAGGTAAAAGTTTAAGCAAAATAGTTCAAGCATATACTGCTAATAAACAAACACAAGGAATACTTAAAGGTAGATTTCTTAGTTTAATTAAAAAAAATCCAGCAGAATCTATTAGTTCTGCCGAAAGAAAAAGACTTCGTGGATTTCAAGACGTAGAAAAAATAGTTGAATTACCAAGTGGTACAAAAGTAAAAATTAAAACAACACTTCCACTAGGAGAATTATTTGAGGGTTCAGTTCAGGAAAGAATTGCAAAAGCAGCAATTGCAAAATACGGTAATTTAAATGAAAAAGAAGCCAAATGGTTTACTACTTTTCTTACACAAAGTTCTCATGCTGTAGAAGGTATTACACAATCCTCAGTTGCTGCAACATTTGCTAATCAAATAGTTGATAGTGGTATGGCTGATGAAGTTTTTGGTAAATCTTCTTGGGCATTAGCCCTTGAAGAGGCTGGTAGAAAACAAACTGGCAAATATGTTATAGATTCATATAATGTTATTAGTGATAGTAATAGAGCATTGGCTCATATGGCTACATTTCGTCAACATTTTGCATTTAACAAAAAAGGAAATGTAGATTTTGGTGCAGCATTTATTGAAAACAATGGTTTAAAAACTGCAGATGATGTTGAAAATTATGTTACTCAACTTATGGGTAAAATTGGTTGGGTTAAAAATTCATCAGGTAAATATGTTGCTAGTGGTCAGGGTATTAAAAAAGGTAAAGATGGTAAAGTAATTGTTGATGACAAAAAATCTTTACAAAAAATTAAAGATTTTAATGGTTTATTTCTTAAGTCTTCTACTTTTAAACAAGAAGGTAAAACAGACGCAGAAATAACTGAAAGTATTATTCGTGGTAGCATGGCTGAGTTATATAATGTATTTCATGGTAGTGCTGGTAAATTTAATCAAGATTTATTAGATTTAATAAAAATAAAAATAGAAACTGTTCAAAAAGTTTTAGGTAAAGATGTGCCAGGTGAGACTGAATTACAAAAAGCATTACGCTTAAGTAATCTTAAAGAACAATCTACTGTTACTTATCAAATAGATAATTTAACAGTTGATGAATTTAGACAAGTTACTAAAGATTTTCCAATTGAAGGTACTTTAAAAACAGATATTGATTTTCAAGAACTTGGATTTAAACCAGATTCAATATTTAAAAAATTTGGTACTGTTCCATGGCAAATTATGGACCAACAAATGGTTGACCTTTACAGTTCTGATATATATCTTATCAAAGTTTTACAAAATCGTGCACTTACTGAAAATTTTGAAAAACAAATGGTTAAAGATATTATTCAAGATACTTTACGGGCTAATAAGGGTAAAGAAATTGACATAGATGTAATTACTGCTCAAGCAGAATTACAGGCTGATTCTTATTTTAACAATTTAGCCCAAGTAAATGCTCAAAATCAAGTATTAACACAAATAGATAATCCAGCAATTAAAAATCAACTTGATTTTAATACAAGAGTAGTTGGTAGATTTATCCGTGCTACTAATGATTATGCTAGACGTATGGTTCGCTACATGAGTCAGAAACCAGATAAGGTTGTTTATAGGGCTGGCATGTATGTTCATGCTTCAAATGGTAGTGGTATGGTTTATGAAGACCAAGATGGCAATCAATATATTCTTGTTCCTAATGATGGAGTTTTTTGGAGAAATGTTGCGCCAGTAATGGCATCTCTTGCTAATCCATTAAAAGCAGCAGGTGGGGTATACAGAGGATTAACTGAAGATGACTGGAGTTTCTTTAAACAACCAGAGTGGAATCAATATACTGCTAAAATTTCTTTTTTAAACCCATCTTATTCTGAAGGTGCTGGTGTTTGGTCACTTGTTGGTCCTACTATGGCAATACCAACCCTGGCAACAAAGGCTTTGTTAACTTCAGTAGGACAAGCCGTAGATGTTAAACAAGTAGTTCAGTTTGCTGAAAATTTAGATAACTGGGTTCTTGGTCCAACTAGTGACAATACAAACTGGGTAAGGGCTTTAGTTCCAGGAAGTTTAATGAATACTTGGGCACAAATGCCAGGTGGACAAAAAACTGGTCTTGAAGCAAACATAATTATGCAGGCTGCTGCTGCATTACAAATGAATCCAGCAACTAGAGTTAGTGGTGCAGATTTACAAGACCCAGATAAAATGGATTTATTTTATAAAAGGTTAAGACTTGCTGCACATAATATTGTGGCAATTCGTGCTGGTTTTAATACTTTGTCTCCAGTACCACTAGGAAATACACAAGCAGATATTCCAAGTGAGTTAAGAAAACAAGGCATAGTTTCTCTTAATCAATATTGGGGAGAAATTATTCGTGGTGTTACTAATAATAATTCTGAAAATGGATTTTACTTACACGACCCAATAGCCCTTGCTACTGCAATGTATATTGGTGATAATCCAGATAGACTTGTTTATACTATACCTAAGTCTAGTAGGGCAGCCAAGGTTGCTATTAACTATACTAAAGAGACAAAAAATTGGGCAATACAAAACAAAAAATTACTAGAAAGATATCCAACTGTAGGTTGGGTATTTGCTCCACATGTTGGTGAGTATGACCCAAATGTAATGTACTTTTTAGAGGCTAGTGATTTAATTGGTCCAAAAGAAAATCCTTTTGATTTTCAAGGAAAAGGATTTAAAGATTATATTATTAGTGTTACTGCCGCTAAGGATAGATACAAGTATTATCAAATAGATAAAGATGTTAACAAGTTATTTACAGACCCAAATAATCCTGATAGAAATAGGGCTGATTATCGTAGGTCAATATTAGCCAATGCAGATGCACAGAAAAAAGTATTACTAAGCGGTAACTGGGCATTAAAAGAAGCATTAGTTCAAAAAGCATTTGAACAAAGACAAAGTCAAATTACTAAATTTAGTAATTTAGAATCAATGGTTCGTGATAAAAAATTTATTGATAAACTTCCTAAAGAACAAGTAAAGACATTACAATTAATGACTTCTTTATCAAGAAGATTATTAAATATTTTTGAAGATACTAATGTAAGAAGTCAGTTTAATGGAACAGAAACATTGGATAAGGAAAAAATACAAGGTATGGCTAATTTAGAAAATTTAGCAAAAGGTAATAGAGCCTTAACCGATGCTTATGAAAGTATCATTCGTCCATTGCTTGATGAAGTTTATACTACTCCTACGAAAGTGATGGAAAAATAATGACCTGGTCGAAAAATTCATCTGGTAAGTGGGTATTTGTTAATGATGGTACTGGATATAAAAATGACCCAACTCATGCTAATGTTCCAAATCCTAATAAATTATCAGACCCTCCTGCAGCAAATGCAACTCCACCTAGTGGTCCCAAATCAGACCCAACAGGTGGAACACCAAACCCAAATTTAAATCCAATTCCTCAAGGTGTTCAACTTGATTGGAGTAAATTCCTTGATGGTAGTTTTGTATTAAACTCTGGGGGAACAGAAGGTTCAATTTCTGGACAACCATATATTTCTGGTGCGCCATTAGCAGATGGAAGACCAAATCCTAAATCAATAATTATTTTACCTAGTGAAGATGGTAAAGGTTATTTTGCAAAAGATTTAGATGCAGCAGTTGAAGAATATATAAATAGAATACCTAATATTTATAGAGAACAATATAAACAAAAACTAAAAGATTATTATCCAGATAAAAAATCCTATGCAGTATCTTTACAGGGTGGTCCTGTAGTAGATAATGATTTAGGTTTTCAGGCTGCTGTTAAAAAAGCCCTTCAAGCAACTAGCGTTGATAACTTTAAATCTGCAGTAATTGTTGCTCAAGAGAAAAAAACAAATCCAGATTTTGACCCAACAAATAAGTTATATTCTTTTGAAACATTTGTTCAAACTAGAACCCCATTAGCAGACCCAAGTTCAACAAGTTCAAGAACTAGTCAATTAACAACTAAAGAAGATGCATTAAGAGAGTTTTATAGAACTGTTCAAGATTATGTTGGAGACCCTAAACTAGTTAATGAGTTAGATAAACTTGCTAATCAATATTGGGTTGAATTACATGCAGAAGAATTAAAACGAGTTAGTACTGGTTTTAGTACAACCAATCCATTTGGACAAACAGTATCAACTAGTAGAACTTACGCACAATTAACAGATTTAGATAGACTTGAAATGCGTATTAAACTTATTACTAGAGGTAGTACTAAGGCTAAAAGTACTGGTATTAAAGAAGTAGAACCAACAAAACTTCAAGATGCTGGTGGAGAAATTGGTAATTATTATACTGAATTACTTGGACACTCATACAAAACTGGTATACGTTTAAGTAATGAAACATTACTATCAAAAGTTGAAGAAATTAATAGACCAGGTGGTTCTATTGAAGAACAAAAACGTTCTTTAACTCAAGCATCTAAATTAAAGTATAAAGCCCTTGCTCCATATATAGACGCTGGTATAAGTGTTGGAGATTTTATTGCAGATTTTGCTGCAATTAAAGCAAAAGAATTAGATATGAGTGCAAAAGAAATAAATGTTTTTGACCCAGATATTCAAGCAGCAATTAGTGGAGAAAAACTATTGGGTCCAGAAGATTTTACTACATTAGTTAGAAAAAATCCTAATTGGAAATATAGTTCTACAGCAAATGAAAGTGCTGCACAATTTTTAAATTCACTTCTTAAAACATTCGGTAAGGTAGGCTAATGGCATACGACCCAGTTACTAAAATTTATACTCCAGAGTATACACCAAATCCTGATGCGTATATAGAAAGAATGATAAAGGCTGGTGCAACTAGAGCAGGGGCTGCAGCATCTGCTAGGTACCAAGCACAGGCTGATGCATACTTTGCTCCAACTGGACCAGGTGCAAATATTGACCCACTTACTGGTGGACCAAGAACACCAGTAGTAACAGGTAAAACTCCAGAACAAATAGCAGCAGAAGAAGCCGCCGCTGCAGCAGCAGCAAAAGCAGCAAAAGAAGCAGCAGATAAAAAGGCTGCAGAAGAAAAAGAAATGGCATTAAAGCGTGATGCTTTTGCTGTTATTAAGGCTACTTTAAAAACTTATGGATTTACTGATGCAGAAATTGCAGAATTAAATACATTTATTGAGGCTGGTTTAACTAATGCCAAAATGGGACCAGAACAACTTAAATTAGATATGAGAGAATTACCTATATATAAGGCTAGATTTGCTGGTAATGCAGCAAGAATTAGCGCTGGTTTAAATGCATTATCTGAATCACAATATTTACAACAAGAAAATGATTATGCAGAAATATTTAAAATGTATGGTGTAGGAAATTTATCCTCTCGTGCTCAGTTTAGTTCATTAATTGGTGGCAATGTATCAGTAACTGAAACAACTAAACGTATAGATGCTGCAGTAAAAAGAGTTAAAAATGCTGACCCAGAAATTTTAAAAACTCTTAAAAATTTTTATCCAACTATTACTGATACAGATATTGTTTCTTACTTTTTAAAGCCAGCAGAAACATTACCAGAATTAGAAAGAAAAACTACAGTAGCAGAAATTGGGGCTACCGCAAAACAGTTTGGTATGTTAGAAACTGGTTTAACAAGGTTTGAAGATTTGCAAACATATGGAGTAAATCTTGCAAAAGCAAGAGAAGGTTACTCAGTTATTGCAGAGGAACTTCCTACTGCTACTAAACTTAGTTCTATATATGATGAAATGAATGTTACTTATGGACAAACACAAGCAGAAGAAGAACAGTTTAAAGGTTCTGCAAGTGCTAAACGAAAGAAAGAAGAATTGATACAGCGAGAAAAAGCAGCCTTTAAAGGTTCATCTGGAATATCTCAAGTTTCATTAAGTAAAAGTCCTAAAGGACAAATATA